TTTGGTAGGGTGTGAAAGCAAGGAGGAGAAGCAGGCAAGACTTAACTTGGTGGTAAAATCATTTTCTGAGGAGATTGTTAAGCAGGATTTAATAGATCCAAGCTCCGCCATGTTTTCAAACCAGAAAGGTTTTTGTGGTGAGGTTAACTCAAAGAATCGAATGGGTGGGTATGTTGGTAAAACTAGATATATTGTGCTTAATAATAAAACTGTACTCTTTGAAGATGAAAACAATATAGCTAATCAACAATTTCCAAGAGCATGGTCTGAAATTTGCAACCAACAACCAAAATTTAATGACAAGGATGAATTAATACCCCCAAACTTCAAAATACCTGAACCTAAATATAAGGATGCTGAATATCATTTTTCAGCAAAACATGCTACAGCAACACCATCTAGCTTAACAGTTGGTGAGGGTTTTAAATACATCTATCCTATTTTAAGACTTGGATGTGAGGGTGGCACAACATCTATAAGTTTATGGTCACAAAGACACTTGTCTTATACAAGTGAAGATTATGTTTTTGTTGAAACAGACAAAACAACAGAAGCTCAACCGATAAAGGTCCGTAGTGAAGAGGACTGGCAGGATTTTGGCGAGAATGAGGAGTTGGTTAGTCTAATTAAGTCGGCAAATAAACTAAAGATTTTCTTTAAAACAAGCGATGGCGGGATTTCATTACAAGAATTCAACCTTGTCGCACTAAAGGCGGGCATGAGAAAGCAAAATAATGCATGTGGGTGGAATAAGTTTTAATAAAAGCACCCTAGGGTGCTTTTTTTCTAGCCAAAGAGCCAGCTAACTCGGCTAGAAGCTTTTTATCATGTGGTTCAAGTTCTTCTATTTTGGTTGAAATATAATCCTGATATCTTTGACCATTGGTAAGATCATCAAATTCAGATGAGATTTCACTATGAATAAATTGCTCAATAATAAATTCAGCTTTACCTAAGTTTGTTTTCAAATCGGGTAAATAAGAGTCTAGCAAGCTACCTTCACCTTGAAGGCCATATCTAAGTGCAAACTGCAATAGATTATTAATAGCTGTATTAATTGACCCGCCCTGCTGCTTTACATAAGCAAGTAAATCACCATGTATTTTTGGGTCTAATCTGGCAGGAAACCTGATTAAATCTGATTGAGACATATTTTCTTCCTCGATACTTGACATCAAGAGTAATATCACTATAAATTATAGTCAAGTGATATCAATACTGATATCATAAAAAAGCCCTGATAACTTTCGACGGAGATCAGAGCTTTTTGTCTACACTTAAGAGGATATAGACATGTCTAGTTTAGCATTAAGCTTTAACGAAGTGAAATTTAACCCTGTTGTTCGAGATAATGGCCAAATTTATCTAACAGCGGGTGAGCTGGCGCAGGCGTTGGATTATAAAAGTGTTAAGTCTGTAAGTAATCTTTATAACGCGAATAAAGATGAATTCACGGATTCAATGACTCAAATCATCGAATCCGTGACAGCAGGGAATATCGAGGTCACTGATTCAGTGACCTCGAAACAAACACGAAATTTAAAAAAGAAAGTTAGAATTTTCTCATTACGTGGCTGCCACCTAATAGCAATGTTTGCTCGTACTGCTGTAGCGAAGCAATTCCGCAAATGGGTGCTTGATATCTTGGACAAAGAGGTTGGTGCTCCAGTTGCCAGAACTCACAAATCTGAACGTACTCCACTACATGATGCTCATGCTTTACTTGTGGCAAAGACCAAGCACTTAAATTCTAGTGAAGCATGGAAAATCATTAATCAACGTTTTGGGACAAATCATATTGATGAAATCCCATATAACATGATTCCTGTAGCGGTTGAATATGTTCATCATTTGATTGCTATGTACAGTGGAGCAGAGAAGAAAGAACAAGGTTCATTGTTTGATAAAGACGCCTATGAGCTGGTTCGAAAACTTACTGAAGCAGTCATCATAGAAAATGATGAAATCGTTCCAGTTCTGCTGGCTGTAAAAATGCTTGATGTGAAGAAGTTCGCGTATTACTCACACTTAGTAGTGAAAGCGAATGAAGCCGCAAGAGATGTTGCTCGATTATTGGATTTCAGGAACCTACAAAATGAGCCTTTAATCGATGCAGACTGTTCGGTGATAGCCATGTCTAATGGACAAAGATTTCTAGCACGACCGAACTGGTTTAACTGCCCAGCTTAGTAATTATTTTTAAACAGAGCCCACTCATTTGAGTGGGTTTTTTAATACCCAAAACAAAACCCCAGTAGCGCTAACTACTGGGGTTTTTCATTCCACCCACCGACGAAAGTAAGAGGAAAGTAAATCTATATGGAGCATTTTAAACCAATAGTGGAGCTTATGAAAGTGTCTATTGAAAAGTATGGCTTATGGCAGACAATTATTGCCTTTTTAATTTTGTTTTCCATACCAATTCTAATCTGGAAATTACCTGAAATCATTGCAGCGATTAAAGCCTAAAACCGACCTATCAATGGTCGGTTTTTTATTACCGAAATTTTGGAAGCAAATATGACGGATAAATCCAAATGGTTTGTTTTTAAGAAAAATGATCAAGTTTTTGGATGTTTCAGGATTAAGCCTTTTTCTGATCCTGAATTTGGTGAGGCCTATAAAATGCTTTGTACCAAAAAAAGTATTTTTAGAATGAGTGCCATGCTATCAGCCCAAGAGTTTGCCAAAATTATCGCAACTCATCTTATACAGGATTGGGAAAATATTGAACTTTCAAAAACAGGAATAGCTGGTGAAAAAGAAACGCGTTATTCGCCAAAATCAGCTTATCAATTATTAATGTATGGAGATCTAGGGGCTGAGATAACTTCATGGATCTTGGAAAAGTCAAAAAGTATTGCCTAGTTAAGTCTCGATTTATTGCCGCCGTTTATGGCGGTTTTTTATTGCCTAGAGGAAAGTCAAATGGCTCAAGAAGCTCGCTTAGTAATTGTTATTGATTCGGAACGTGCGAAACGCACTGCACAAGACTTATCAGTTGAATTGGATAGCATCACCAAAAAAGGGGATTTCGCCTCGAAATCTATGGACCGGATGTCTGTAGCAACTCGTGCACTAGCAGGGTATATGGCTGGTTTATTAACAGTAGGTTCAGCCATTTCAAAGATGGATACATATACTGGACTACAAAACCGCCTTAAGTTGGTCACTAATAATCAAGTTGAACTAAATAAAGCTACGGAAGACACTTTCCGAATTGCTCAAAAAACCTATTCAGCATGGGATTCTGTTCTACAGGTCTACCAGCGTTTTAGTGATAATGCCAAAACTTTAAACCTCACAATGGATGACACAGCACGTTTAACTGAAACAGTTTCTAAAGCTGTAGCAATTAGTGGTGCAAGCGCAGAAGCTGCTGATGCAGCTTTAGTTCAGTTCGGGCAAGCACTTGCCAGCGGTACATTACGTGGTGAAGAGCTAAATTCTGTAATGGAACAAACCCCGGCATTAGCAAAAGCTATTGCTCAAGGTATGGGGATCACCGTAGGAGAGTTGCGTTCAATTGCAGCTGAAGGAAAAATTACTTCACAAGCAATCGTGAAAGCACTTAGAAATGTAGAATCTGATGTTGATGCTCTTTTTGCTAAAACAGATATCACAATCGGGCAGTCTCTCACACTCCTAAACAACGAGATCACAAAATTTGTTGGCGAAGCAGGTAAGGGAAGTGGTGCGGCACAGGTATTAGCTGGATCAGTTCAAACTCTTGCAAGTAATTTAGATTTAATTGCTGATGGGGCTTTAGTAGTTGGTATTGGATATATCACTCGTGCAATTTTGATGAAGAGCGCTGCTATTAAAGAGGGAATGGCTTCAACTTTAGCGAGCCGCCAAGCATCTGTATTAAATGCTCAAGCAGAATATGCAGAAGCTACCGCTGCTTTGAATGCAGCAAAAGCTCATCTCGCGAATGTGCGAGCAACAAATGCAGAAACCCAAGCTAAATTTGGCGCAACAGCGGCAGCAACTCGATACGCACAAGCACAGGCAGCAGTAACTGCTGCTACAAATGCACAAACAGCAGCTCAAATTAAGCTAAATACTGCAACTTCAATTGCAGGGAGACTAGCTAAAGGGGCGTTTGGATTAATTGGTGGGTGGGCTGGAGTTGCAACATTAGGAGTAATGGGATTAGCGGCAGCCTATTCTTATTTTAATAATAAGGCAGAGGAGGCAAAGCAAAAGCTTGCTGAACAAGCTAAAGTTGCTGAGAAAGCTGATGAGGAGTTAAAAAAATTAACTGGCAATGATAAGGCTAAAGCAGTTAATGATTTAACTACTGCTTTTAATGCACAAAATAAAGCATTAGAGAAATCATCGCGTGCTGTAGGGTCTGCATTAATTGATATCGAGAACTATGCACGAGGAAATAGGGAGGTTGAAAAAATTTCCCAAGAAGCGAGAACTGGAACTATCAGCTATACAGAAGCCATTGAACGTCTAAATAAAATTAAGTTGCCTACAGATCTATATGAAAATCTGAAAAAACAGGCTGCGCAGTATGATGACAATGCATCTAAAGCAAGTTTATCAGCTGAGAAACTTAAATTATTAAGAGTTGAGGTGAAACTTGGAGGTAATGAAGCACAAAATGCGGCAATTCAGCATCAAAAGCAAGCGGATGCTTTAGAGAATACTGGAACCGCAGCTGAAACTGCAGAACAGAAACTCAAGAAATTACGTGAAAATGCTAACAAATCTATGCTTGATGACCAATATTGGATTAACAACTATATACGTAACAAACAACTACTTGGAGAAGCTGGAGCAAAAGATTTTGCTGATTTTACTTTAGCTTGGCGAAAGGAAAATGAGATTGGACGAGAGGTCAAATTATCTAAAGAACAACTTCAAGTTTTACATCAACAATGGGAAATGCATCAAAAGGTAAATGCATTGCGAGACGAGGCTACTGCTGCAATTAATGAGCAGAATAAAGCTTTAAAAAATCAGCAAAAAGTACTAAATGTAAATGCGAAAGTCCTAGCAAATGCTTCAAAATTCGGCTTTGCAGATCTAGAGTCTAAATACAAACTTCCATCAGGAACATTATCCGCGATTCATATGATCGAATCTCGAGGTAATGCAAAAGCCTATAACAAAGAAACCGGGGCCACTGGTGGATTTCAGTTTCTCGAAGGTACTGCCAAGCAATATGGCGTAAAAGACCGCACTGATTTAGCACAGTCTGCTGAAGGTGCTGCTAAGTACATGTCTTATCTTTTGAAACTTTTTAAAGGCGATTTAGAGAAGGCTGTACGTGCATATCATGCAGGTGAAGGCAATGTAATGAAGGGTAAGGGTATTGGTAAAAATAATGATCAATACTGGAAAGACTATCAAAGTTATATGGCTGGTATTAATGGCTATTCTGCTGGTGATATCTCATCAAAAGAGTTTGGCTCTTACTTGAGAGATTTTGCAAAAACCCAAGAGGAAATCAAACAATTACAGATTACTTATGATTCAGAAACAGTTGCTAGAAGCAAAAAACGCGAGGAGGAAATCAATAAAGCAACTATTTTAGGGCAATTGAAATTAATCCCAAAAATTAATGAGCGTTTTGATGCGGAAGAGAAGTTAGCTCAGAAGCAATTTGATTTTGAAGTAAATGGTTATAAGTGGACTGAAGAACAAAAACTTGATTACACATATGAAACCAATTCTTTGCGATTAGTTGCTGAGGGTAAACTCTCTGAAGATCAAAGAAAGGTTGCTTTAGATGGCCTGGAACAGCAAAAACAGCAAGAACTTGAGCTTATACAATCGACTCGCGAAAAACAGTTACTTGAGGCGAAAAGCTCATACATGGGTGAAACTGAGCTGGCAATAAGGCGATATCAGATTGAGCTGGATGAGATTAAAAAAGTTGCAGATGAGAAGCGAAAAGCTGGGTTGCTTAGCGCTAATAATATGGGGCAATTTCAGACTTTAGATAGCGCATCGGATAAGGTTTTTCAGAGCGGTTTTAATGCTTCACAACAAGTATTTCAACAAAATGACCCGCGAGGGTATGCTCAATGGGATTTGCAAAATCGGTATTCAACTGATGCAGGAGGGATATTAAATACATATATAGACCAAACTAATGGTATTAATCTAATTGCTGATGAGGAACAGAGGAGCTCGCAATTATTGGCAGCGCGAGAGCAATATTTACAATCCAGAAAAGCACTGGATGAAAAATATGCTCAAGATGAACGGGACCTGAATAGCTCACTTTTTGAAACCCAATTGGGGCAACTTGATAGCTTAACAAGTCAGCTTAGTGGCTACTGGTCAAATATGACTGGAATTGTTAAAAATGCAGCAGGCGAGCAATCTGGTATATACAAGGGCATGTATATAGCACAGCAAGCATTCGCAATTGGCTCAGCCACAATTAGCGCGTTACAGGCGTATAACCAGATTCTAGCAAGTCCGTGGTATTTGGATGTAATTAGCAAATCAACAGCAGCCAACCTTGTGCTTGGGATGGGGATGGCGAATGTTGGTCTGATCGCTGGACAAACTATAGCCGGCTTCTCTGACGGTGGTTACACTGGATCTGGTGGGAAATATCAGCCTGCTGGTATTGTCCATAAAGGAGAGGTGGTCTGGTCCCAAGAAGATATTAAACGCTGGGGTGGAGTTGGTTTAGTTGAGAAAATGCGTAAGAGTGCAAACCCTGAAGCTTTTCTCAATAACAATGCCTCGGCAGATAGTGTCATGCGCCGTGCAATGATGAGCTCTAGTGCCTTTATAGAAAGCCAAAAGCAATCGGACATCTTTAATCAACCGGTTCAAGATACTCAGATTATCTATAAAGGTAATAGAGACACACCTAAGTTGGCGTCTTCGGCAAATTCTGACTTATTCCATGATGGCAAGGTCTACTTCTCATCCAGTGGTTTAGTTCAGGATCGTTCAAATCTGGATGATGTTCAGGATTTTACTTTAGGACGTACTTCACGCCCTCAAGCTGAGATTATGCCTTCAATTGAGCAATCCTCTCCAACTATCAATTTCAAGATTGAAGTCGTGAATCAAGTCAGTGGTGCAACTGTTGAAGCTGAACAACTGGATGAGCAAACAGTCCGGATCATTGTTACAGATGAACTGGATAAGCAGCTTCCAAGAAAGGTACCGAAGCTTGTTAGTGATCAAATTGGTAATCCAAACTCAACTATTAGTCGGTCTTTGACTGAGAATACGACAGCAAGACGGAATCGTTAATCAATAAAACCACCTTTCGGGGTGGTTTTTTATTACCTGAAGGAAAGTTATGTACAAGTTAAAGCTAAATCCTCAGACCAGCGGCTATGGCGTAACACCAGGTGATGATGTGAAACGTCAGCAGATGGATGGCGGTCGTGGTCGCTATTACATCGATGTAAAACGTAACAGCCACATTGTTGATGTGAACTGGAATTTAAGTAAAACCGATTTCAATAGAATGATGGCTTTCTGGCGGATCTACCAGAATAAGCCAGCCTCATTCTATGCGGATCTGGTGATTGATCAGGGAGCACGTCAGCAATATCTATGCAATTTCATTCCCAACTCGTTCAAGACCAATGAAGTGAATGGCAACCTTTACCGGGTAAATGCACAGCTCGAAGTTGTTCAAAACCAGCCTAACCTTATCGCTGATCAGGCACTTATCAAAGATTGGGAGGTCTAATGGATAACGAATATGCCAAATTCTTTTTCAATCGAAAAGTAGATGTTTATCAACTGGAATGTATTGAACTATCACACCCTTCTTTTATGAATACTTACCGGGTGGTACGTAATGATGACCGTGGAGTGTATGTTCAGCACAATGAAGGCGCGGGGCAAGTATTTTACGAATACCTACCAATGACAATTCAAAGATCCGGAATGCTCGGTGATTTGGACCAGACTTTGACCGTTTCAATTTCTGGACTTGGTGACATTTTGCCTGATGAGTTTGAACGGGTAATCGAAGGCCAATATCCCGATGTAAAGCCAACAGTAAATTACCGGATTTACAGTTCAGACAATCTGAATTCTCCAATGTTTTATTTACTCGGACTACAACTCTCAAGTGTCGCCATGAACCATAAAGCTGTGACATTCAAGGCTGAATCACCACGATTAAATACCACTAAAACTGGGGACATTTTTGCACTGGATCGCTTTACTGGTCTCAAGGGGGCTATATGAAAAGTCATGATCATTTGCTTGATAGACAATATGACGAGGAAAACTACAACTGTGTTCATTTTGCTCATGAAGCTGCAATGGATCTATATGATATTGATCGAGGAGAGGCGCTTGAGTTTTTTATGAAGCCCGTCAAAGAGAAGGTATTTCTGCCATCAAGATTGAAGTTACTAAATCCATTGCCCATGCCTAAGGAAGGCTGCATAGTCGCCTTTCACTCTAGATACCGAAACAAGCCCCCACATGTGGGGCTTTTTCGTTTGGGGCGTATTTTGCATTTGCAGGAATCAGGCGTTTCATGGATGCCAATTCAAGTCGTTCAAGCATTTGGATTTAATCGTGTGAGTTTCTATGATTAAGATTATTTATAAACAAGACCCTTTATCCGAAGACAAAACAATTGAACACGCCGAAACTTTGGGTCAATGGCTTACTTCAAAATATGACCATATGCCTGAGCATGTCCGTATTTTTCATACCACAAGCAATATGGATCATGCAGAAATTTCATTTGCGAATGAAGTCACGCCGAAGAATGCATATGAATTAAAGCAGCTCGATTTCTTGCCAGGCACTTTCATTGTAATTGAGAATCCCAAGGGTATGGACCCCATAACTCTAGCTTGGATAGTGGTTGCCTCTATAGTTATGGGTGTGGCTGTTGCATTATTAATGCCAGTACCATCAATTACCCAAACCAACCAGAATAACAATCAATCCTCGTCTGCAAATAACGAATTATCAAACCGTGAAAATAAAACTCGCGTAAATGGTCGTATCGCAGATATTTATGGTGCCGCTCACGATACCCCTGATCTGATTACTGTGCCTTACAAGGTATATGAAAACAATGTCGAAGTAGAGCATGTTGTTGGTTGTATTGGTCGTGGTCACTATAAAATTAATGGTGCTTATGACGGTGAAACCAATATCGTTGATATTGCTGGGGCATCGGTAGAGGTCTTTCGACCAGGTGTAGATATTGTTTCGGGTGAGCCATATTTTTCACTTGGTACCGAAATTACAACTCCACCACTAACGGTTCAGCATCAAAACTCGGTGAATGGCCAGATCTTGCGTCCGGCAGATACTCAAAGCTTGGAAGGTACCAACTATCTTCTTTTTGCCTATCCAAATGAGATCCTGCGTGCATCTGCAAACAATACTGATTTAACAACTAAGTTTGTTAGTAATGACCGGGTAGAAATCACAAATGCTTCGTTTACTTACAACGGCCAGACTTATGATTTAAACGGTACATATAGCGTTCTATCGGTAGCTGATGACCGTATGGCATTGTCTAATCCGGCTGCGGTAAACCCCAACTGGCTAAAGCTAAAGGAATTATCAAATCAGCAAACTGGTGCTTTATCTCCAAAGCTTTCATCTATTGGCGAGAAGTGGATTGGTCCATTCATTCTCGACAATATTGAACGTAGCCGAGTGCTATGTAACTTTGTTGCTAGTAATGGACTTTACACAGTTTCTTCAGGTGGAAATCAGGGAGCTGTAAACGTCACGATTGAAGTTGAAGTAACGCCGGTTAATGAATCTGGTGCAGCTATTGGTAATCCGATGCTGAAACAGATCATTTTGAAGGGTTCGGCAAAGTCACGTCAGACCGTTGGTGCAACACTTGATATGGTCACGTTTCAGGGGCGTTGTAGTGTCCGTGCACGCCGTTTAACTCCGACTCCGGCAGTCACAACAGTTGTTGATGAAGTAAAGTGGCAGGCGCTTTACGGTGCTTATCCTTTACAAAGCACAGTGTATGAACATGAAACGGTTTTTCGTGCGCGTACTTATGCAACCACTGGAGCTTTATCTGTTAAGTCCCGCAAGATCAATTTTGATCTCCAGCGAATGTTACCGACTTTTAAAAACGGCGCAATGACGACAGAGCTATTTCCAACATCAAGCTTTGCTGATGCATTGGTTTCAATGGCACTGGATGACAAGATAGGCCGCCGTACGATCGACGAAATAGATCTGGAAAATATCTATCGGACTTATAACGATGTAGTTGATTATTTTGGTACACCACTTGCGGCTGAGTTCTGTACTACGATTGATGATACAAACCTGTCTTTTGAAGAGCTGGTCACCAATCTATGTGATGCAGTTTTTTGTACCGCTTATCGACAAAACAACAAGCTCAAGCTTTATTTTGAACGGCCAACTGATAACTCGGTAATGCTGTTTAACTTCAGGAATATCATTCCAGATAGTTACAAGCATGATCTAACCTTTGGCGTGATGGATGACTACGATGGACTGATCTATGAATACACGGATCCGACCGACGATAGTCGTATCAATATCTATTTGCCAGACAAAGGAGCAAAGAACCCGAAAGAAGTGAAATCCGTTGGGGTACGAAACAAGTGGCAAGCTCATTTTAATGCGTACCGGATCTGGAACAAGCTTCGGTATCAACGTAAATCCATCACCTTTGATGCGGCGCCTGAGTCTGAATTGCTTGTGCTACGTGACCGGATTGCTGTAGCGGATTATCGCAATGGTATTCATCAAAGCGGCGAGGTGGTACAGCAAGAAGGTTTAATTCTCACCCTAAGCCATGATGTCGATTTCATTGCAGGCAAGAGTTATGTGATTTATTTGCAAATGGGGGATGGTACCGTGGACCTGATTCCCGTTACGCCGGGTTCAGCCAAGAACAAAGTAGTTTTAGGGCGTTTACCGAACGGGGCCTTAAAGCTTAGTCCCGATGACTTTGTGAATACTATCTACACCGTAGTTAATGACGATACTAAAGGCTCATTGCCTTATCTGGTTGCAAAAAGAGAACCTGCTGACCAGTTCTCTAATACCATTACGGCAATTAATTACGATGAACGTTATTACCTCAATGACAAGGACTTTATTGATGTGCCAGTAGATGATTCACCGATTTACATTCGATATGACCAGCTGGATATAAATCTGGTGCGTTTGTATCAGATGCAAAGAGGGGATTTGCCAACGACTGGCGAAATTAGCTTTGTAGTTGAAGCTGGTGCGCTGGTTTCAAGTTCGAGTTCTTACCGACCTGAGACCAGATTTGTCTATAAATTTGACTACAACTCTAGTCCTCCAAAACGAGAGTATATCGTTCCAGCTGCATCAGAATTACCTGCTATTGATACTGGTGAGTTTCCACCTGATCTGGTGGTGAATCTGACGATTAAAGGTGCTGTTGTTGGA